TTACTAGAGCATCTGCCCAATCGGCAAGTTCATTTATTTCTCTTGCTTCTGATACGTTCTTGTGCAGGCGGGAAAGTATTGGCATTACCGATTCAATGCGTGGATCAAGACTTGAGCTTTTAAACATCTCACTGATGTCTACCGAACCGTCATCTTCCATTAAGGTTGGCGTCCATGATTCAAAATACATGTTATAACCGCGATGGCCAGTGAGTTTGTTAAGATTTTCACGTAAACCATTATAATGGTTGATGCCTTCGTTTACGAGGGTTTGAACAGATTCGTTAAACTGTTTATTCTTGGTAGCACGAACAAATCCAGCCATTTTGCTATATTCTTCGCAGAGACCTTTAATATGGTTCCAGCGTTCATCGTTAGGAACGCCACCTTCTGCAATGTGGCGAGCATATACGCGAGCCAGACCGGGGCGAGTAGTGGGAGCCAAGAAACGTTCCCCATCTACGTTTTCAAGATAGATTTTGGCAACGTTGCGATAACGCTGTTCGCCTTCTTCAAGAGCACGGTTATGTTGCAAGACAATCTTTACATTAGGAACAGCATCGTTGTATGATGCTTTTTTACCCATTGAGTAATATCCCTCTTCCACCTTTTCTTTACCGTAATTTTTGCAACCCTTTATATGGGGAATGGAAGATTTGGCTAAAGAATCACAGCAGTCTCGCATGCCTTTTCCGTATTTGCCTTCGCCTAATTTCTTTTTCATCTTGTAATATTCTCGCTGTTTCATATCGTCACCAAGACGGTCTTTGTTTGACAATTCAAAACTCATCTGTTTACGCTGTGCCCACTGTTTTAAAAGTTTAAGAAAACCCGTCCATGTATCATCATAGTCAAGCCCCGGTGTTTCTACATCAGGACTATCTTCTTGTTCTTCATCATAATACACGATCAGTGTTTGGGCATCATCAATGCTTACCCAAACTTTACCATAATCTTCGTCATTTTTGATAAAATTAAATTCAATAACGTCCGCATCTTGCGAAGCATTGACGCGCTGATTTTTGTAGTTAAGGGGTGTAGGTTTATAACCTCTTACTTTGAGAAGGTCATATAACTTATGATTGAATGAGGAGTTGTCAATGTTTGCCATAGGACTATTTATGCTTACGGTGATAAATATAATTGTAGTTCACGAGATTGCAGTCCCTAACTACTCTAACGCTATCGAGGAGCATCAGCTATGACTATTTATTCACCTAACAGCCATCGTAAAATCTACATAGAGCATTATGGTCCCATTCCTAAAGATGAGGATGGTCGCACTTATGAAATACACCACATTGATGGAGATCATTCTAACAACGATCCAGCTAACCTAAAATGCGTATCAATACAAGAGCATTATGATATTCATTATTACCAAGGTGACTGGGGTGCTTGTTTTGCAATGGCAAAACGAATGGAGTTATCACCTGAAGAAACGGCAGAGTTATCCAGAAAATGTCAAAATAAGTTAGTCAAAGCCGGAACTCATCATTGGTTAGGACCTGATTTCAACCTGAGGCGAATAGCAGCAGGCACTCACCCGTTCGGAGACCTAGAATGGCAGAATAAAAAAGCCAAAGAGTTAGTAAAGAATGGTAAGCACAATTTTTTGGGAGGAAAGATACAAAGCCGAAACAATAAGAAACGATTAGCTAATGGAACCCACCCATCACAGATTATGATGACATGTCCGTATTGCGAAAAAACAATGGGTAGCAATAATTATGCGAAATATCACGGAGATAAGTGTCTATCACGACCAGAAAACGCCAATGTCGTTCGCACTAATAATCCCACTTACCCAGAATGGAAATGTGAGTGTTGCGATAAGGAAGGCAAAGGCATACACAATTATAGACGATGGCACGGAGATAATTGTAAACTAACCGAGAACCGCAAAAAAAGGTAAGGGCAGTACAATTTCGTCATGGTCTCTGATTTGTGCTTCAAGATCACCGTGATAATCTGCCAATAAAGTCATGATTCTAACCGCCAATAAAGAAGACATCACAAGGTCATCGTGTTCTCCCACTTTTGCTGCATAACTTCCACCGTGTGCCACAAACGTCTTAAGTTCACTGATCAACGGTCTACTGTATATCTTCATTCTTTTTGATTCAAGAAGTGTCTTAAACTTTGCACATGCAGAAAGTTTTACCTTGTTAGTAGTATTAAAACCTCTACGTTTTTTACCCGGCTCACTCATGAATATACCCGGAATATTTGATTCACCATATTCATTTAATGAAATAATAGCAGCTTCACCAATTGAATTGTTTTCTATAGAATAATAGACGTTATTTGGCTCGTTTGTTATGTCTACAATGTATTTTGTAATCTGTGCGAGCAATTTTATCTGATTTGGAATATCAGTTTTGTTGTGTTTCCACTCACCAATCTGAGTGGTGGTAGATGCTTCAAATATTTGAATTGCTGCTGGGTCTCCGCCCGTCCCTAACGAAGGATCAAGGGCAGCAACATATAACATTCCCTTCTTCGGTTTTTGATACCAACGAACCTGCCCCATACGAGAAACTGGTTCAATTCCAGAAAGATCAATAAGCGTGTTTGGGTTAATCAGGGTTTCATCTGCGATGATGAATTCTGTTAAAATTTCGCGACGGAAACGGTCTTCACCAAGTTTTGCTCGCATTTCTGCTTCATATTCAGGGCCGCGTTCTGGATGCTCATCCCATGTTGATTTAAATGCTTTAAAACCATTGAAACCAACATCTGTGGTATTACCAAACTCATCTTCTGTTTTGTTTGCACCTTTCCAAATAAGAGCGAACTGATCTTCGTCTGAGTTTGGTGTAGATGTAATAATACATTTACCGCCAGTTGACAAGGTAGGAGTAATAGAAGTCCAGAACTCAGTGGCGATAGATGGTCTAACGAACGCAAATTCGTCCATATACAACAAGGAGATAGACATACCACGACCTGTATTTTCAGTTGTAGTAGCAGAAACAATACGAGAACCATTCTCAAAATCAATAGAACCCTTGTTATAGGTTGTCACGCCTGCTTTGATATGGTCTGGACAATTTTCATAGGCATACCGAATACGAGTCATGATTTCCTGTGCGCCTGCATATTTGTGTGCTGCGATCAGAACGGTTGAATCAGGAATGAACATTGCATACCACAACAGGTATCCTGCTGCTGAGGTGCTTTTGCCGGTCTGGCGCGGCATCAGTGATATACTGGAACGATATGTGTGATATACTTCTATAAGTCTTTTCTGAAAATCCCATGGGCGATAGTGCATAGCGCCTTTTGTAGGGTGCTGAATCATGAAGAAGTTTGACATGAAATATAGATATCCGTTTACTGGATCGCAGCATTTCAGGAACTCTTGCAGTTCTTTGTCGTTTTTAAATACCGTTTTCTGGTATGGTGTTTTTATGAGAGAAGGTGTATTTGCCATAGTATAATTATTTAGTTTTGTGTGTTACTTTTTTGAGAAAGGGTCTTCGCCTGTCAAATGCGGTTTAGCAAACATCACTTTAAACCATTCAGGATCACCCGGTTTTATGTTGTTTTCGCGCATATATTGTTGTTTCTTGGCGTTCAGTGCGGTATCAATTTCTGCTGTAGTTTCACCAGTAATCTTTCCCCCACCACTAAGCCGTTTCAATTCATCAAGTGACATGTCTTTTTCAGGCAGTGGCTTAAGATTACGCATATTTTGGTGTGCGTTCATCAGTTTAGCTTGTTGAAATGGATCAAACATCATACGTAACTCGCCTGAACGTATGTATTCGCGGCGGTGCCATCTACACAAGAGTAAGTAAGAATTACTGCTTGATTGGCACCATACAATGCGCCGGGACCATGACCAGTAATAGTCGTGGTGCCAGTGGTGCTATTATTAGCATCAGATACGCCCATCGCAATGTTTCTACCATTGCCGCCCATTCTAACGATTAGCTTAACTATTGATCCTGCGGTAAAGTTAGCAAGTGTAACTGTAGTATCACCAGTAGGAACATACCATAATACTATACTATCAGAATTAAAATTAATAGTTTGTGTAGTTCCACCAGTTACTGATCTTACACCACCATCATTGAATGCAATTCTCGGAGTAGTTATTACTCCATTCGCAGAGATATTTAGATTGCTGGTTGTTGTATTTCCGGTTACTGTCGCATTTCCAGTAACTGCAAGTGTGCCAACGTTAGCAATACCCACTGTAGTTAAATTACCCCCAGTGATGTTACTGGTTGCAACTATTAAACCAGAAGTTCCAAGATTTCCGACATTTGCATTTCCAGTAACCGCAAGTGAAGTTAAGTTACCTACCGATGTGATATTTGGCTGCGCATTGGTTGTAACTGTTCCTGCTGTCGTTGCAGAGGTGGCACTTGATGCTGTTCCCGCGCTTGAGGCATATGTTGCGTTAGCCACAATACCAATAACATTTGCTCCTGTTACTGAGTTTGCGACACTGGCGTAAGTGGAATTGAATGCATTCAGTGCATTTGGAACATTCCCAGTAACATTTGCACCAGCAACCGTATTTGCGGTTGCTGCGAGAGTTGCAAATCCAGCATTTGTTGCGTAGGTTGCATTTGCTACCGTTCCTGTGACGTTGGCACCAGCAACCGTATTTGCGGTTGCTGCGAGAGTTGCAAATCCAGCACTTGTTGCGTAGGTTGCATTTGCTACCGTTCCTGTGACGTTGGCACCATTAATTGCACTTAATCCTGCGCCAGCGCCAGATAGATTTCCGGCAGAAAGATTGCCCGTTACCGCGAGAGTGGTAAGATTACCAACAGATGTGATATTTGGTTGTGCACCTGTAGTTACGGTTCCTGCAGTTGTTGCAGCACCAGTAAGATTACCAGTGAATGTCGTTGCAGTTACGGCTACCAGCCCAGCCAAAGCATTTGCAGTTGATCCCAAACTGATCGTAGTATTACCAATGATAATATTACTATTTGCAAGTTTAGCATTAGTCAGACTGCCAGAATTTAGTGCAACAGTAACATCGTTACTCGCAAGGGTAACTGCCCCAGTGCGTGTATTGAATGATTGAACGGGAGCGGCAGCGGCTGCCCCAGTTGAATTTACATAGCCATTAGGGTTAGTTGCACCGTTATATGGAGTATATCCTAATGCTGTAGTAACATCGCCACTTGAAAGAGTCACCGCTCCTGTTCGTGTATTAAACGACGCCACCACTGAGCCAGACCCCGGAATACGGTCCCACGTTGAACCGTTGTAAATTACATAGTCGCCTGCATAAAAAGTAACTGGACCATCACCAATATTCTGTATCCCACCATTACTTACACTATATTCCCAACCAGCAAGAACTCCGGTTGGTAAATTTGGACCTAATGTCGGTGTATTGAGATACGCATCCCATGCACCAATATATACCACGGCTCCAGCAGGTAACTGAGAAGTCGGAACTTTTCCTGAACTATTTAGTGAAGCAACGCCGTTTCCAACACCGATATAACTTAGTGGAATGGCGGCAGTATTTTGACTTGTTCCGTCATTAAATGTTACACCATTGCTACTGAATACCAATTGTTTAGATATAACGTTTGAACCAATTGGTATTGTCCAAACTTCAATGCGAGCACCTTGATTCGTTGCTGTTTGATTTTCACTGGCAACGATGTCAAAACGCGCAATGCCTGCGGCAGGAAAAACATTTGCAGAATTATAGGCACTGCCAGCAAAACGGGCCACAAGTTCATTGCTGTTTACTGGAGTTGGTGATGAACTCGTTCCGTCATATCTGCGACCAACAAACAACGAATAATTATTTGCAGCATCATTATGTATCTTACTTGCTGTTCCGGGCTGTCCAGTGATGTGTAGCATTGATCCCGATGATGCTGGTGGGACATAATTTCCATCGGATGACCCAATAATACTTACTGCTCCAGTATTTGAATCAAACGTGGGAGTTAGAATCTGGACTTCACCAATGCTATTGACTTGAAACGAAGGTTTAGGATTAGTTGTAGTATAAATATTAAATTCATTGGTATTAAAAATAATACCAGCATTAGTTCCGGCTGTTGCGATAGTAAGTGAATTGTTTGCTACAATATCATATATTTGATCACTACTTAGTAAAATATTACCAATTCTTAGTGACCCATTTACTGTCGCATTTCCAGAAATTCCTACCGTTCCTATAAGGTTACTTGTTCCGTTTGCTGTAAAGTTACCGATAGACTGAACAGTTCCAGCCATAATAACATTACCGACAAGGTTACTTGTTCCGTTTGCTGTAAAGTTACCGATAGACTGAACAGTTCCAGACATAATAACATTACCGACAAGGTTACTTGTTCCGTTTGCTGTAAGGGTCCCGGTTACCTGAATATTATTTTGCAATAAAACGTTTCCGCTTAAGTTAGTGGTTCCGTTTGCAATAAAGTTACCGATAGACTGAACAGTTCCAGACATAATAACATTACCGACAAGGTTACTTGTTCCGTTTGCTGTAAGATTTCCTAATATACCAACCGCGCCGGACATCAGTACGATATTTGATAAACTTACTAATCCATTTGCATTAAGATTACCAAGCACCGTAGCATTACCTGACATAGTTACATTACCTATGAGTATGCTTGTGCCATTCGCAGTTAATCCGCCAGCAATCTGTAAATTGCCTCCTATATTGGCGGGTCCAGCAAAATTACTGCCGGTGTTAGTTAGAACCAATACGTTTGAAATGCCGGTAGTACTAAATTGCACACTGCCATTTGGAGTAATAAACATACCGCTATTGCCGTTAGTGATCGCTCCTGTTGAAATGCCAGCAACATTACCAATATAAAGAATATTATTGAGTACATTCAATTCAGCACTATTGTTTACGTTTGCAATATCCTGAATAAAGATCGCGTTTGGTCCCAAATACATATTGCCCCATTTATTGGTAGGAGTACCTAAAGAAAAAGTACTCGGCGTTGATGGAACAAAATTGCCATTGGTAACTGTTGGGGGCGTATATAAGACATTATTAGTAAAGTCGTATGTTAACTGATAGCTTCCTGCAAAACTACCTGTACTATTATATTGAATTTGGGTATTGCTTCCGCCGATTGAGGCGTTACCGGCGATGCCTACGGGCTGTCCACCCGGAGTGCTACCATCACTGTGATAGAATGCATTAGTATCTGGATTCCACCAAATACGATCCTGCTCCCCCACATAATTTGCTGAGTTAGCGTTATTGTCTCTGCTTGTGAATAATTTCTGAATAAAACCGCTCAAGGTAATCTCCTTAAACGTCTAATGGCTCATCGTCACCCAATGCGTCTAACACGACTGGATTGATGCCTGCATTGCGTCTGATGGCTGCGAGTTCATTATAACAATGTTGTTCTTCATCTTCTGGCTCATCACCATCATCATAAATGCTATCAACACCAGTTGCTTTTTTTAACAATTCCAGTTTTAACTGCAGCGGTGGGACAAAAACATCATCCGGCTGCTGAGACAAGCCACTGTCTCCTTCACATCCACAACTTTCCGATTCACCACTCTCAGGTTTATAATCCACATTAGACGCTTCTGGATCGGACATATCAGGTGCGACACCATCATATTTGGCGTCAAGCATATCTGCAAATTTTCTCAATAGTTCACTTGGACTCATATCTAACTCCGTATGTTGTATTTATGCTTCACATAACAAATCACCCGCAAGTGCGGGTGACTGTTTAGATTAAAAATATTTGTAATAAACTCACTTTACATCAAGTGGTCTTGCTTTTTTAGCAACAATACAGTAATATTTTTCTGATACTGATTTTAATTCTTCTTTGCCATCTTCTGTTGTGACTGGAACACTAATATCAAAATCAAGATTGTTGAATTTTTCAATATCAAATCCAGTGCGAAGTAAAAGTGCTGCCCACTGATTAGCACCAAGAATGCTATAGTGATTTAAATTATATTCATGTCTACGTTCACAGTCCGGAGCAGGCAATTCAATATAAATTTTTGACCCTTGCTTTAATATGCGATTGTATTCCATAAGAGTAAAAATTGGATAAGGAGAATGTTCAAGTGACTGACGGGCAAAGATAAAATCTACCGACTCATCATAATAGCCGTCTTTCTGTGGAATGAAGGACATGTCGTATTGTTTAATGGTATGACCATTGTCTTCACATGCTTTGATGTCTTCTGGTGAAATGCAGATACCTGTCAGGTCCGTATATCCTCGGTCACGCATCGTATCAAGGAAATACCCAACGCCACATCCCATATCAAGAATCTTAGCATCCTTTGGAAGTTCCATAGGATCAATATAGGTTTCCACTACCTGTTCGGTAAGTTGTTTGTGAAACTGGCTTGGACCTTCATCATATACATGTTGGTTCATAATATGTTCGTAATAGAACATGAGTTTAACGGCGTCAAAGATTTGTTTTGTGTCAATGTTGTTCATGCAATTACTTATGCAAGTTTCAAGCAATGATTATTTTTTTCTATAATCTTTAGTTTTTCTTGTTGGACTTATTTTATTGGTGTCTTCTCGTTCAGTGCTCTTAGATTGTGCCCATTTACGTCCTGAATTGTCACCTATTTGTTTAGCTGCAAAGTCAAGCATTTTCTGTTCAGCATCTGTATAAGCATGAAACATCGGATTTCCACCGATAAAATTTGATGGAGGTGTGGGAAAATCAGGAGCGCCTGCCAACGCAATACCCATTCTCCAATGATTATATAATTGACCATTATTCATATTCTGATTGTCAAATGTGGTCACGGCTCCCATGCTATTACCAAAAGACTTTTCATCTAAAGTAAGTTCAGTGGATTCAGTTATGAACTCATGTGCTCTCATTATTTTTTATAACTTTTTACTTGTCTAACTGGACTTACTTTATTAGTATCCGTAAGTTCACCTGATTTTCTGGTTGTCAAGTGATTTGCATTTGCCTCAGAACCAAACGCCTTTTCGGCTTGATTAATTATTGCTTCTTCTTCATCCGTATATCCCACGGTGAGTAATGCCTGTCCGCTGGGACCATATTTGTCTGGAACGTGATCATATGAATTTTTACCATCTGCTCCCGCCAAGAAGTGCGCGCCAAATCTCCAAGGAGCATAAGGGCTACTGTTATCTAAGTTAGGGTGACTTCGCATATTAGGAGTTGCAGCAACATGCGCTGATGGCATCTTAGAATCTTCTGTGATGAATTCCCACGCTCTCATAAATTATTCTTTCTTTGTAATACTTATTTATCAGAACGATGTTTCATTCCATTGGAACTAAATGGCGGATTACCTTTTGTGTTCTGCCACAAAGCACGATTACTTAATATTTCTACCCAGCAGTTTCTTTGTGGCTTGTTAAGATTCCAAAAATCAAATTCAATATGGCTTGAGATTGGACGACAATATAATGTTCTTTCACTTGGAATGATCATTTCTTGCGCTGTAGTTCGCATTTTTTTGCGTTCTGTGTTGGTTCTCATAACATTAAGTTGCGGATGATCAACATAAACTTGACACATGCCATTTACCATTGCTGTCGGATTATCAGCCTTCATAACAATAATTTCTGCTTGAGCCATTCTGGCTTCGCTGCTAATTCTACTCAGAGTTTCAGATTCATCATCAGGATTGCGTTGATATCCTGCCCAAGGTAACCATACTCCATGATTGGTTCTTGCTACGGTCTCATTTTGATCAATTTTTCTGCAAACATAATGATATTCACCATCTTTTTTGCAAGCCTCTAAAAGAAACAAGTTATCGCGATCATAGATAATGGTATTGCCAGTCAACTCGTTTTCAATTGATCTTTTGGCTGCATAGACGGCATTATCTTGGAGAAGAGCATCTGAAATTTTTATACCATCAGGGCTGCGTTCTTTTTTGGTTTTGGTAATTTCTTTTTCGTCATCCTGAATCATCAGACTGGCGCTCAAAATCGCAACACCGCTACTATTGAATCCTTCTTTATATCCAGTAACTTCGTCACAAAATAAAAGTCTTTCAAGACCGTCCTTTTCATATACCTCAAATCCAATTTGAGGCACGTAATTTCTGTCACGGTTTTTTACACCGACCCACCCTTTTCCATCAAAATATTTTGCGATAATAACACACACGATTATTGACTTACCGATTGTGTTGTAGTAATGTTTATGCTATTTTCAGTTTCTATTACGGAATTTGCATATCCATCAAGTTCAATATCAAGTCCCGGAGGGTTTATGCCATTCCACATAATCTGTGATGAAATAAAGTGGTCTAAAAGAATCGTATTATTTACCAATGGAGTTACTAATATCTGAACATTTCCTGCGACTATATTCATATCATAGGTGGATACTGCATTACCAAAAAACGTAGTTCCAAAACCAGTAAACGCCACCTGAGTTCCATCATTACTGAGTTGTGCGGAAAGCTGGATATTTTGACTATCGCTGGTTGCAGGATTGCTTGAACGGATATAAAATTCACCTTGAGTGAATGCGTTGGCAGGTGTCTGAAAGATTACTTGCCCCGAGACATTACTGGTTGTTGTTGCATTATTAGTGTTTACAAATGTTGCAAATAGATTGGAAAAATTGTTATTGACTTTTCCGAAGGCAACACGCAGTGGATCACCTTGCTGGTCATTTGGTGCTGCACCAATATTAATAATCTGTTGAGTAGCCATA